ATGATTACTGAGAAAAGAATAGCAGGGATTGAAGAAGCAATTGACACTATCGAAATGTTAATAGAAAGTTTAAAGTCAGAAATGGCTATATTGAAAGAAAAGGTTGAAAGTCCAAAGAATTCAAAATTTGAAGAAGCAAGACTTAGTATGTTATAGGAGACAACAATGTTTAACATGAATACACTTATTAAAGAACACGCAAAACTGGTAAAATCAATTAAAGATTTAGAGAATGAGGTTCAAACTTTAACCGTAGATTATTTAGAGCTGAAAGATATGGTTGAAGCATTGGAAAAGTATGAAGAAAAATAAGGGTTCTAAAACAAAGTTTAATTACTGTAGTAGAGACGAAATAGCTTTAGAACATGAGTTTGAAACTGAAAAAGGAACGCTTAGGTGGGTCTTAGATTTAATGCAAAGTCATGAAAACTTTGACCCAAAGCGCCCTCCTATAGAGTATATAGGTCAAGCGTCGGCAAAATATAAGAATTTCTATGAAACCTTTGATGTGTTTACGACTCACGATAGATATCACGCTTGTTACTCCGATCATGATAGGTTAATCTATTGCAGAAATATAGCTAGATTGGACTGGGATAGTATGAAAATGTCTCTAAAATAGGGACCAATAGAGACCATGCAAACTTAATAATTTTACTAAGTTAGGTATGCTTTTTGGGCTGGTCTTGGGTCTCTATCATAATTTAATTTCTAGAAAAAAAATAAAGAAGCGCCCTCTTAATAATATTAAACTGGTCGGTCATTAAAGACCATAGAGACCAAGGAGTGAAACGTGAAAAATAAACAACTGTTTTCCAAACTATTCCATGGGGATGATCGAATAGTAGCTGGTGATAGGTTCAGTAAGTACCCTGAATTAATGGGGAATGTTCTAAACAATTATGATAATCCAGAATTCTATACTATCAACGCCATTCATCCAGATTTAGACTTTAGGACTCCTATTGCGTCAAAACCAGGATCTAGGGCGTCTATAAACGTGACCAAACTAAAGACCTTCATGTTTGAGTTCGATGATATGCCTTTGAAAAACCAATTAAGATTTTTAAAAAATTGCAACATACCATGGACAGGAATAGTATTTAGCGGTGGGAAGAGTTATCATGCTTTATTAAGCTTGGCTGAACCTATTGAAGGCGCCCATACTATTGAAGGAGTAGCACGATATAAGATCATCCATCAAAGACTTTCAGCTTATTTAAATAAAAAAGTCAGAGAGTTAGAAGCTGGGCTTTGGGAAGTTGATAATGCTACTCAAGATCCAGCACGTTTTAGTAGATTCCCTGGAAGTTTAAGAAATGGAAAGGAACAAGAAGTACTGCACGTTGGGGATGAGATATCTTCTAATGATTTTGGGGACTTATTAGAAAGATGCCCTTTGATAACTACTAGAAAAACAGTCATAGCTCCACCAGAATGTTCTGCAGACACCGAACAAAAGTTTTGGGCTTTATGTCCTACAAGTTTAAGACGTAAATTAAGATATGTTAATTGGGCTAGACCATCTGGAAATTATTCTGAAATTTATAAATTAACTTTGTGGGCTATAGACGCCACCGATGTGACTAAAGATGTTTTTTTATCAATTTTGCATACGCATACCTTTCCTTGGCTTGATAAGCAGGGGTATAGGAGTGATCCAGAAAAGGGTGTGAATGATGCTTTTCTTTATAAAAGGAGATTTTAATGTTAGGTATTAATGCCAAAATGTGTAGGGCAGTAGAATATTTTACTCAAAAAGAAATAATGGACAATCATTCATCAAGAGAAATTTATTCAGATATACTTTTTCAATTACAAGATAAACAACAACTAGGAAATTGGAAATTAGATGGAAAACTATCTGAAGAAACCGAAGAATTGATATTACACATTATAGAGGATATTTGCATAAATCATCCTAACTATGCAATAAGGCAAAAGTTAAGAGCTGGAAAACTTTTAGTTAATAAAGATAGTGAAAATAAAGGGTTTTTAGTTTATAATCCTTTAAAACTAGATCAAATAAAAATATCTCATAGGTCATTATATAACTTATTGTCTCCATTTGAAATTAAAAAAAAATTATACCATTGTAAATTTGATTGGAATCCTTATTCAAAGATTAAGTTATCAAAAAGAAAAGACGGTCTTTGGGACTTTAACCAATATCAGCCAGCTAAATGGATGGGTGACGACTTTTACACACCTGATTTCGTATTCCCTGACAATGAATTACCAGAAATCTATAAAGTTTTTTTTATGCATTTGGTTGATAACGATAGGAATTCTTTCAATTACATTCTTAACTGGTTGGCACAAGTGGTTCAACCTAATAAAAGAAATTTCTGCATACTAACTACTATAGGTCAACAGGGTGTGGGTAAAGGTATTCTAGGCGAGATTATGATGAACCTAGTCAATATCGAAAACTTTAGTGGAACATCTCAAAAGGCTATATCGGGAACGTTTAACAAACAACTACTATATAAATTAGTAGTTTATATAAATGAGATAGAAGTTAAAACTATTTCAGACGAAAATAGGTTGAAAGGCTATATCGATGAAACAGTGGAAATTGAAGCTAAACATGTGGATGCCATGACTATTCAAAATCACGCCAACCTTTACATCTCAACTAATAATGAAGATGCTCTTAGGTTAACGGCAGATGATCGTAGGTTTTCTATAGTAAATTTAACAAAAACTAAAATGACCCCTGAGTATTGGGAAAATATTTCAAACGGTACTAGCATACCAGACCTTTTTGCTTTAAAAAATATTAAACAATTAGGAAATTTCTTAATGAATAAAAAAGTAGATACTAAACAAATGGTTAAGCCATTGAAAACATTACTGACTGAGGAAATTAGAGAAGCTTCTTTGAAAATTTGGGAACATTGGGTTATTCATGACTTATGTTGGGAAAAGGCAAGCACAGAAATGCCTTTAAGTGATGTGTCAGATTTAATAGAATCTAAATTTGGATCAAGAACTAGACCATCTACATATGCCATGAGAAAATTAGAGAAAGTTTACCCTAATAAATTCTCACTTGTTAGAAAAAGACTTCCCAATGGGAAAAGAGAGTGGTATATTAGTTTTAACCAAAAGGATAAAAAATGACAAATGAAGAATTTATGAAGTCAATGAAATCAACATGGAAACGACAACCTATAAATCATGATGGGTGGAAACTTGGTTCAAGAGATAGTTTAACTCATGCTATTATGGGATTAAGCGCAGAAGCAGGTGAATTAATGGATGAATTTAAGAAGTGGAGATTCTACCATGACGGCAGATCTTTCCCTCAAAAAAGACTAGAAGAAGAGCTTGGGGATGTGTTGTATTATGTGTTTGCAGTATGCCATGAGCTAGGAGTAAAACCAGAGGTAATAATGGACCAAAACAGAAACAAATTAAGAGAGAGATATGACCTTAGTTCAAAAAGCCCCCCAAATTGTTTATAAACCTTTACCTTATGAGGCAGATATGTTAAAAGTATTATTAATTTTAGGTATATTGATTATTCTTTGGAACCTATTTGAGGAAGAGTAATGATTTGGTATGATGGCAAAATGAATCGATCAACAATTGATCATATAGTTGAAGATTTACATATCTGGGAAGTTGTTCATAACTACATTCCACCAGAGAAATGTAAAGAAATAATAAAAAATAGAGAGTATTGGAATGTTAATAAAGGAACAGTATTTAATGATGGACCTAGAGAGCTAATGACAGACGCTAGAGATGTTACCCAATTCACACCAGGAGGTGAATTAAATTGGTTAATAGACCAAGTGTGGTCAACTGTCCAAAGGTTAAATACTAAGTATTGGAAGTTTGATATAGAAGGTTTAATTGAAAGACCAACTTTACTACATTATGAAGAAAAAGGGCATTATGTTTGGCATATGGATGTAGGAAAAATCAACTTTTCATCTCAAAGAAAGTTATCTTTTGTTTTATTATTGAATGATGAGTTTGAAGGTGGGAATCTTAGGATTTTTTTAGGTGGAACTAATGATCAAGTTATACCTTTATCCGTAGGAAGTTTAGTAGTATTTCCATCTTATATGCTTCATACTGTAGAAGAAGTTACCAAAGGTAATAGGTATGTCTATCAAGGTTTTATAGACGGAAATAGTTTTAGATAGGAGAGTTAAAGTGAAAGATTATTTTGAAGAATGGTTACATTATTTAAAAAAAGAACAAGAAGCAACGGTTGGATCTACTAGAGTAATTTATGCTAGGTTAAAAGAATTACATAGAGATAGTGTTGTAGCTAGACATACAGATACACCTAGAGGTCATGTCAGTTTCAAACGGTTACAGGTTGTTGACTTTTTAGATGAACAAATAAAGAAAAATGAAGAAAAGTTATCAATTCTTATGAATTTAGAAGTGGATTTACCAGAATTTTATGACTAAAAACTCAGTATTAGGTTTTCATATTTTTATGCATTTAGGTGCTTTACTGTATTTCTACACTGGAACGGTAGAGGTTCATTGGTGGTTAGGGCTATTCCAATGGTGGTTAAAGGGTATGAGTATTTGCCTTTTCAACCATCATTACCTGTCCCATAAAAACTTTAAAATGGGTAGAATATTTCAATTCTTCATGGCTGTAGCTGCGACGTGTGGTGGTCAAGGTGGAGTACTTTGGTGGGCTGCTAGGCATATAGATCATCATAAACATGCCGATGATTGGAAAGATCCGCACACTCCTAGAAAAGATAGGGGTGGAGGATTTTGGCATTCCCATATGACATGGCAGTTAAAAGCTTTTGACACTCATAAAAATTCTTTACAGAATATGAAAGAGTGGTTTAAGTTTCCAGAATTAGTTTGGTTAAGTAAATATTTTACACCATTCTTTATTTTACAAGCTCCTATGTGGTATTATTTGGGAGAATACTTTGGACCATACTTTGGCACTAATGGGTTTCAAACTTTAGTGTGTCAATTTTTTGTGGCAGGAATGGTTTCAATGCACGCTACTTGGATCACAGCTTCGTTTGCACATACAAACTTTTTACCCTGGAGTTATAGAACCTACGACACTCCAGATCATAGTGTAAACAATTGGATGGTAGGAATAATAGCTCACGGTACAGGGTGGCATAACAATCACCACAAGTATCCTAAGAGCTGCAAAATGGGTCACAAATGGTGGGAAATAGACACCGCATGGATGACATTAAAAGTATTTGAGTTTTTCGGATTAGTATGGGGGCTAGATTATTCACATGTTCAAACTAAAAAAAATAATAAAAAAGAAATTAAACAAATTGATTGACAAAAGCATTAGAGATGTGTTTAACTACGTAACGATAGTGGAGGACGAAGAATTGGGCAAGACATTCAAGGTAGACAAAGAAGAAAAAAAAGAAGAAGGGGCAGTTAGTTTAATAGCTATAACTCCAAAAGCAGAGGAGTTAATAGCTTATTGTGCTAGAGTTAGTTCAAGTGATCAGCTTAACCCGAACATTTCTAAGTTGTTAACATACTGTATTGATCATGGGCATTGGTCTGTATTTGAAACGCCTTATATTACTATAGAGATTAACACTTCTAGAGCTATAAGCGCACAAATACTAAGACATAGAAGCTTTACATTCCAAGAATTTTCTCAAAGGTACGCTGCAGTAGCAGATTTTGAAACATATCCAGCTAGGAGACAAGATTCTAAGAATAGGCAAAACTCTATAAACGACATGAGTAGTAAAGATAGAATTTGGTTTTGGAACGCACAAGATGAGGTAAAAGATGTTTGCAGTAGTTTATATGAGGATGCTTTAAAACGTGGAATAGCTAAAGAACAAGCCAGATTCTTGCTACCTTTAAGTTCAAAAACTAAACTCTACATGACAGGAAATGTCAGATCATGGATTCATTATCTAGACCTAAGATGTCACATTGACACGCAAAAAGAACATAGAGATATAGCCTTAGCTATAAGAGAAATTTTAAAGAAAGAATTGCCAATTATTTCAAAGGCGGTGGCATGGAGTTAAAAACACCTTGGGGTCCACTAGGATATGTAACATATAAAAGAACATATGCAAGGAGATTGAATGAAAATAATGCAAATTCGAAAACAGAAGAATTTGAAAATACAATTGATAGAATAGTTGGATCTTGTAATAAGCAATTAAAAGTTGGCTTTACTGATAGTGAGAACAAAAGACTTAAGGAAATTTTAATAAGTCTAAAAGGATCTGTTGCTGGTAGGTTTATGTGGCAATTAGGGACAAAAACAGTAGACCGATTAGGTTTGATGTCTTTGCAAAATTGTGCTTTTACAGTAGTAAATGAACCTGTACGACCATTTACATGGACAATGGATGCCTTAATGCTAGGTTCAGGTGTAGGTTTTAATATTCAAAGGGAACACGTTTATGAATTGCCTAAGCTTAAAAGAAAAGTTAGAATCATTAGGAAGGATACAAATGATGCAGACTTTATTGTGCCGGATTCAAGAGAAGGCTGGGTCACACTCCTTAGAAAAACTCTCGAATCTCATTTTATCACAGGGGAAGGATTTACTTATTCCACCATCTGCGTCAGAGGTAAGGGATCTGCAATCAAGGGTTTTGGAGGAGTTGCTTCAGGACCTGAAGAATTGTGTTGGGGAATTGGAGAAATTAGTAAATTACTCAACTCAAGATCAGGGAAAAAAGTTAGACCAATAGATTGTTTAGATGTAATGAATATAATAGGTTATATAGTAGTGGCAGGAAACGTTCGACGGTCTGCACAAATAGCCATAGGGGATTATGATGATACTCAATTTCTTCAAGCGAAGCGTTGGGACCTTGGCATACCTAACTGGAGGGCTATGTCTAATAATAGTGTTGTCTGCAACGATATCTCACTTTTACCCGAACAGTTTTGGGACGGATATAATGGAACTGGTGAACCATATGGTCTCATCAATCTTAAACTGGCTAGAGAAATTGGACGTACAGGAGATACGCAATATCCTGACCCAGACGTTCAGGGATTTAATCCATGTGCTGAACAAAGCTTAGCTCCATATGAAACATGTTGTTTGGCAGAAATTCACCTGCCTAACATTGAATCCAGGGGCGAGTTATATGAAGTAGCTACATTTCTTTATAGAATAAATAAACACTCCTTAGCTTTGCCTTGCCATGCCGAGGAGACTCAAGCCATAGTTCATAAAAACATGCGTATGGGCATAGGTATAACAGGGTATTGCATGGCGACCGAGGAGCAAAAGTCTTGGTTAAGTTGTACTTATGAGAGATTGCGAATGTTTGATGTGAGTTATTCCAAACAAAAAGGATTTCCACCAAGTATTAAGTTGACAACCGTAAAACCATCTGGTACTTTAAGCTTGTTATCAGGAGTAACTCCAGGAGCGCATCCAGGTTTTAGTCACTACCACATTAGACGAATCCGAATGGCTTCAAATAGCGCCCTAGTCAACGTATGTAGGCAAAAGGGATATAAAGTGGAGTTTCAAAGAAATTTTGACGGGAGTGACGACACTAATACAGTAGTTGTAGAATTTCCTTCTAAATTTCCTGAGAATACTTTAGTATCAAAGGATGTTTGTGCCTTAGCTCAATTAGAGTTAGTGAAAAAATTACAAGAAGAATGGTCTGACAACTCAGTTTCTGTAACAATTTACTACCGATTAGAAGAGCTTAGTGGGATAAAAGCATGGTTAAAGGCTAACTATAACAATAACTTAAAAACAGTTTCGTTTTTACTACACTCGGATCATGGTTTTGACCAAGCTCCGCTTGAAGAAATAACTAGACAAGAATATGAAAGTATGATACAATTGGTTCAACCAATAGATAATTGTGAAGTAAACGAAGAAGATATAAAAGGTAGTTTCGAATGTGCTACTGGAATATGTCCAATAAAATGAGGGTAGGATGGAACACAAAGGGATTTATAAAACTTTAAGTAATGAAGATTATCATGCTGAACAAAAACACTTAAGTTCATCTAACTTAAAGATGTTGCTTAAAGACACGCAGAAATTTTATAAAGAAAAAATCTTAGGGGAAAAAGAACCTTTAAAAGGGGCGTTTTTAGATGAAGGTAACTATGCTCATACTTTAATCCTAGAACCGCACATGACTGAAAAGGAATATGAATTTTTTCCTGGAAATCGAAAAGCAGGAAAAGATTGGAAAGCATTTGAAGAAAAGCATAAAGAATCAAAAAAAATAATTCTATCTGAACCTCAAAAACTAAGAGTAGAGAGATGGGTAGAATCTTATAAAGAACGTCCAGAGGCTGTTGATCTAGTGAAAGGAGCAAAGAGTGAGTTTTCACTATTCTCCGAAATGCTAGGAGTACCTCTGAAAGTTAGGGCTGATATTATTAATGTAGAAAAGGGATTTATAGCAGATGTAAAAACTACAGCCTCCGATCCTGACCTTGACACATTTAGGTTTACCGTGGAACAATACGGTTATGATTTATCTGCAGCATTATATGTGGACATGTTCTCCAGACGATATGAAAAGGATTTTGACTTCTATTTTATAGTACTTGGAAAACGTACAATGACATGTGAAGTTTATAAGGCTTCAGACTTAATGCTGGGTAAGGGAAGGAAAAAAGTGATGAATGCTATTAAAATTTATAAGGCTTGTATAGCATCTGGAAAATGGGAAGAACCAAAAGAAATTAAACCTATAACAGACTATGAAATTTTAGAGGTATAAAATGACTGAAGAAGAAAAAAACCACAAGAAAAAAGCATTTAAAGTTTTAACTACAGATATAACTATAGAGCAAAGAAAGAGAAAGATTATAACTCTACTAGATGATAGTTTAGTAATTCTTTCTAAAGAAATTGAAAAATTAAAACGTAGAATAAAAATTGGTGACTTATCTGACGTAGAGTTGGAAGCAGTTTACCAAGAATTAAAAGCCAACGCACCTAAGAAGGAGGAATGAATGGCAAAAGATAAAAAAGAAAAAGTACCTGGTAAAGTGGAAACAAGAAAATGGAAAGTACCTGCTAACAGATCAAAAGCTTTAGATGGAAAAGGGCTAACCTTTATTAGACCATCACAATTAGCCGAGGAAGCTGTAAAAGGAGTAATCCTAGAGGGAACTTACATAGAATCTTTACCCAACCCTTTTGATAATGAGAAGCTGGATTTTAAGTTTAGTGAACTTAACAAAGGTAACACCGTCATTATTAATGGAGCCGGTAATCTAGGCTATCAAATGAGAGACATTTCGGAAGGCTCGGTTGTTCAAGTTTCCTATTTCGGAAAAAAGGAAATAAAAGCAGGGAAGATGAAGGGTCGTATGGCGCATGACTTTAATGTTTTAGAAAGTGTTTTAGAAGAGGAATAGTGACACTTACAGACGAACAACTACAACTTATCCTGCCCTATGTAGATAATGTTTACTATGTGGGGTGGGAAAATGAGAGTGCTAAATGGGAGCTAGCCATGTTAGCTGAGTATATAAAAATTCACTTGGATTCAAAGGAATTGCCTTATACTGAAACTAACTTTGGGGTTACAAAAGACCCTCCATTTGATAGAGATGTAGTTGAAAAACAGAGAAAAGAGTGGTATAATAAAGATAATTATGAAGCTCACTTAAAAATACTAAAAGCTAGGTTTAACAAATGAGAGCTATACTATCCACACAAGATACTGAGTATCAACGTGCCATAAAAATGCTAAATGGAGAAAGTTTAGAATGGGCATATGATACAGAAACGACTGGACTTAATACCAGAAAAGATACCATTATAGGATTCGGTATTTCTAGCTGTTTTAAAGGTTTCTACTTTTGTCATAAGTATTATGAGGATGGAGAGTTGCGTGATGGATTAAGCAAAGAAGAGTGTTTAGTTATTCTAAACCTTTTAGTAGATAAAAAATTAATAATGTGGAACGGCTCCTTTGATACTCGCTTTACACTTAACTACTTTGGAGTAAATTTGATCGATTCCCTTCATATTGAAGGTATGTTAGCAAAGCACACAGTAGATGAGGAGATTCCATTTAGATTGAAAGATGTGGGTGTTAAAATCTACGGAGATCAAGAGAAAAAGCCCCAAGCAGATTTGAATGAGTCAATAAAAGCTAGGGGTGGAAAACCAGGGGCTGACATCTATATGGGCGACACTGATTTGGTTGCAAAATACTGTATTCAGGATTGCCTGCTAACTTATAGATTATCCCACTATTATTTAGGAAAAATAAAAGAAGAAAATTTAGAAAAATTCTTTTTTGAAGATGAGGTTATGCCTCTATATAAATATGTAACTATCCCTATGGAAAAGGAGGGGATACCAGTAGATACCAAGCAACTGATATTTGAGCAAGGACAAATTTCTGTCGATATCGCTCTTTTGGAAGAAAAAATACAAACTCTAATCCTCCCCCTTTTAGAGTCTAGTTTTGTGCCTTGGTACTTGGAAAAATATTACCCTCCTAAAAGGACAGGCTCGTTTGCTCAAGCCCTCTGCAAATATGCGAACCTGTCTCTACCTAAAACTGGCTCTGGAGCCTTTTCTTTAGCGAGAAAGGCTCTGGAGTCTCTTCCTTCCTCTATTTACAAAGACTACTTATTAGGAGCTGAGTCGATATCAGATGATACTATCAGAAAAATTCAATTGGCAGAGACAGGTGGGGTTAAGTTTAATTTGAAATCTAAGCACCATTTAAAGAAACTATTTTTCGAAACTTTAGGAGAGAAGCCTATCTCCAAAACCAAAAAAGGAAACCCTCAAGTAAATGACGATTTTTTAAATAAAATGGCAGAAAAACATGACTGGGTAAGTTTACTAAGAGATTTTAACAAGCTAAATAAACTAAAAAGTACTTATATAGATGGAATATTGGAAAACCAGGAAGATGGTATTTTCTACCCATCCTGGAAACAGTTTGGAACTACTAGTGGAAGGTATTCGGGAAATGTTCAACAACTTCCAAGACCTAAAGAAGAATCCCAAGGTTCAGAAGTAGTTCTTAATTATAATAATAAAATTCGTAAATTCTTTATAGCAGGAGAAAACCATGTTTTTATCGATAGTGACTATGAATCTCTTGAGCCTCATATCCTTGCTCATATTTCAGGAGATGAAGGACTTAAGGATATTTTTCGTTCCGGTTGCGACTTCTACTCTACTGTCGCTATTGCTACTGAAAAATTGGATGGAGTATCAGCATTTAAAAAAGATCCCAATTATCTCGGAAGAGTCAACAAACTACTTAGGCAAAAAGCAAAAGAATATTCCCTCGGAGTCCCTTACGGACTAGAATCTTATGGACTGTCAAAAATATTAAAAGTTAGTCTAGAAGAAGCCGACGGTTTAAGGAATAAATATTTAGAAGCCTATCCAAAGTTAAAGGAATGGATGGAAGATACTTACTATAAACTCATAACTACTGGAATACTAAAATCTGAAGTAGGTAGAACTAGACATCAAACGCATATCCCCGAACTGTATCAGGAAAATAAAACAAACCTAGAAGTTTGGCAGATTTTTGACAAGTACAGTGGGGATATTAGAACCGAAAAATTTTCCAATAGAAGAAAGTTTAGAAACTCGGTTAACAATAGTAAAAATTTTCAAATTCAAAGTTTAGCAGCAACTATAACCAATAGAGCTTGTATTGCTATAAATAAAGAGTTAGTGCAAGAAGGTATAGACGGATACGTTTGTGCCCAAATTCATGATCAAATTGTAGTTAGAGTGCCAAAAGATATGGCGGAAAAGTGGCGGAAAAGAGTTCAGTATTTAATGGAAAACACCTATAAACTATCTATTCCTTTAAAAGCTCCCGCAGAAATTGCAAAGGATTTTAACGAAGGTCATTAATGAAACAGTTTATAAAATGGATTGTAGAATTCATCATATCGTTTATAAAGGACATGATGGCTAAAACGAAAATTAAGAAGCTAGAAAAAGAGGTAGAAGATGCGACCAAAACAGCAAACCATGACGTGGAAAAAGCTACTGACTACTATCATGATTTCATGTCTGATTATGCTGCCTATAAGTCAGACCTACGCAGAAGGTCCTATTCTGGAGGATTGCGTAAAGGTAGTAAAGATACAGAAGAAGGCGATAGACAGTCAGAAGATAGTGATAAAAAAGCAGAAGGAACTGATAATTGAGCAAAAAAAGTACTTAGTAAAAAAAGAAGCAGAAGCAGCTACTAATAAACTAATTTCAGGAATACTAAGTTTTTTAAGTGTTCTACTGGTGCTTTTATGAGAATAACAGTGAGTGAATATGGTTATAATAAGTGCGTTGAATTTGCTGATAAGCAATTAAAAACCTCTGCAGATTTGTATAAATACAGAGGAGAAAGTAACAGAGATAAAATTAGAGACGATATTATAGTAGGGAAATTAGCAGAGTTAGGAGTTCAAAAGTTTTTAAAATCCTCTAAGCCTGATTTTACTATTTATGAAAGAAGAAAGAAGTCTTATAGTGCAGACTTAAGTCTTGGTAATTTAAGAATTCATGTTAAGAGTCAATCGGAGGACTCCGTTGCTAGGTACGGTCACTCTTGGTTATTTCAGAGAACAGATCAGATAGTTAGAAAGGCAACGCCCTTTGATATTTTGGTTTTGACATGTGTAAATTTGAGAAAAAAAGAAGTTTATATTTTAAAGCTAATAAGAGCTAGAGAAATTACAAAATGGGGGGAATGTAAAGTTCCTCGTTATAGGCATAGTAAAGTTGCCCTATACTTAAAGGAGATGCAAGATGGTTACGATAATTAAACAATCTGGAAATCCAGTAGACCACAAAGATGCTGATAAATTTTCTGAAGAATGGAAAAAAGGTTTTAATAAGCTTTTTGATGCTTATAAAGATGATATGACTACTATGCAAAAGAAGTCAGAAGAATTTGAAAATAAATTATCAAAAAAGTATAATATCAATCAAACAGTAGATTTACCTAAAAGTTTGAAAGGGTGGAGAAAGTTGTTGGAAACTCACCAGTCTGGTATAATGATTGATGAAGATGTAAAAACAGGTAAGCTAATGCTGGTTATTTTGGATTTAGGTCTTTAATCTGTATAGTCACTTTTATTTTAAATGATTTGCCTACTCGTTTTTTAGACACTAAATGAGTAATATACTTATCATCTATATTAAGATTCTTAGCCCCATAAGGGGCTTGCCTATCATAATACATTGGTAAAAAGATCAAGTCTATCAAAGGTTTTTCTACATTAGACAAATCATGCGCCTTAGCAGATATAGGTCCATCTTTAGTGTGTAGAATATTTTTTGGGTAAAAGAAATTAATCTCTACTTTGTAGACATGACTTTTGTAGTCGAAAAAGTTTCGCAACTCTTTGAGTTTTTTCTTATTCTCTTTTAAAGCTAGTGCCACTAATATGGAGCATGACCACTCCTGAGCTGCTACGGTTTTGTGTCTTTTGTCTCGACCAAACATAGCATTGATTGAAAATGGCTTTAGCTTAAGAGTTAATGTTCGCCTCAAAGGACCTCCTAGAGGTCGTGCTTGTCTTTATCTTCTTCTTTTATAGGATGCACAGTTAAATGTTCCTGCTTATCCAAATTTAAAGCTTCTTTAATTTTAGCTACTATCTCATCATCTACGTCATTAGAGGTTTTTTTAGCCAGTTTCTCTAATAAGTAAACTATGATCTCTTTTATAAATTTTTCAGTTAGTAAAGCAGATAGCAGTGCTTTTCCTATAGACTTTATTATTTCCATTACCTTATACTCCCAAAATTGTAAATAGTAACTAATACCGTTATTATAGTAGCTGATACTCCGATAAAAGTCAAGATACCATGAACTTTATGGAGATGTATTTTCAAAGGTTTAACCTCTGATTCTAATATGTCAGTTCTTTTTATATGAAACCGTAGTTGAGCATTATAAACAGCTAAGTGCTTTTCAATACTTTCCATTTTTTCATCAATTTTTTCTAATTTCTGCTCAATTTTCTCTAAATCTTTCATAATACACCTAGTAAACTGGTTTGCCTTTTATAAAATATTTAGGCTGTTTAGCCGGTTCTACTTCCCAATCACCCTCCTGCTCTAATTCTTCCAAAGCAGTTATAAGCATTTGAGTGTGATCATCCATTCTATCAATATCGTCTTTCATAGTCTCTCCTGCGCCCAATTCAGGTTCGCTAGGGCTTCCTACAGATGGCACAGGTCTACGTTCTTGTATGGATCTAGAAATATTATCTTTATTAACACCTTTAAAATCTGCAGCTCCACCAGCTCCAGGTTTGGCGTTCAATGCCCAAGATTCAGGCTCATCTTGCTCAATACTAACTCTTTTAGCTAGGTTTTTATTATCAGGTTTAGCGGCTTGAGCTGCCAGTTTAGATAGATCAGGCATCTTTATCCTCCGGTTTGGGGTATTTAGTCTTTACTTCTTCTATATGTCGTATCCAATTATCTGAAAGTCTGCGCCTATCCCAATAGATCATGTCTAGTTGCTCCGCAATAGGAATGTAAGATGCTTCTCTATCTCTTACATATTGTAGCTTATCCCAAGCACGTTGCCCTTCCTCGTGACCTTCCCACTTTTCAGCTTTGGCGCTCCAACTATCAAATCTTTTAGGCTTATGTTTAGTATATTTTTTGGAAATGTGTCCTAACTTTTTCCAAATAGATTCTTCTTTAGTTTCTTTATTATAAACTGTTGTCCCTCTTTCATCTCTAATTTGCACCCATTCATTATCAATAAAGCAAATAGCCACAACAGCTTCTTTTTTAAACGGAACATGTTTAAAAGTAGCATTAGATGGGCATAGAGGTTTTCCCTCAAGAGGGTCTAGCAGGGCTTCTACCTCTTCTACAAATTCTTTTGTTGTTCTATCATATTTATAAACTTTCACTTTTTCTCCTTAGTATTTTATATAATATCTAACATAATAATTGCTAGGTCTAGTATCGCCGTCACCAGTATTACTTGTTTGAGGATAAGAACCTTCCCAACCTCCTGCAGGATTGTAACCCACAAACCCACTACCTTGCTGACTGTGATAAGTATGAGAGTGAGATCTAAGACCATCCGCTTGAAAAGAACCCACATTATCTTTGTCATTTCCTCCATTAGCAGAAATTCTACTATCCCAATCAGGGTCCATAGAAAGTTGCCCATCTGCTTGACCTCTCACAAAAGCACCACGTAAATCTGGAATATTGAAAGTAGTAGAACCATCCCCAATACCGTAGTTTGTTCCTATGGCATTAAATAGAGCTACATATGTGCTTCTAGAAACGGCACAACCATCACAGTACAAAAACCCTCCAGGTGTTATAGTACTACCGTCAGAAACTATCAAACCTTTTGGCATTGGTTCGAAGTCTCTATCACCTTTAATTGTTACATTGAATGTTCCTATTCCAGATGAGGAGGTGTCAGTCCACTTAACCTTCAACCACCTATAACCAACGGCAGTAGCGGCTACAGCTTCTCCTGTGGCAGTAACAGTTTTAGTCCCTACTAATGCCCAGTTTGTAATAGTTGGAGAGCCATACCCTGGCTGTGCGCCAAAGTCATTAGAACCATAAACTTCTAGAGTTCCATTAGGAGATCCAGTACTAGATATCTGAGCAGTAATATAAATCATTTGTTGAAAGAATATAGGGTCAGAATTTAAGGTAGTAGTTAAATCCCCACTCGTAATGGCTGCAAATGATTTGGTATTGAATGTAGTTGGCACACAATCCTCCTACTAATTGTCTATATATTATAAGTTTTTACTGTATTCCCATACTTCATCTATTAAAATATTTTTAACTTCTTGCTTTTCTTCTTCAGTATATAATGCAAAATGTTTTAAACACTCAAACCAAGAATCCCTACCTAAGTCCTTCAATTTAGTAGGATTTCCATTTTTAGCTGGATATCTTTTCAAGAATCTGTTCATAAAAACAGTTCCTAATCTCCTAACTCTTCCCCTTACGTCGTTTTCTTCTATATCATGAAAAGGATGGGTAACTAATATCCATTCTAATAAATTTGATAGGGTAAATCTCTTGTCGGTTTTCCAAATTTCAATATGATGCGCAAAATCATCTTGAGTATATAACTTATCTTCGTCTAAAACTTCAATACTTTCTCTCTTGAAATCACGACATTCCTTAGCATTTAAAACCGAACCTTTAAGAGGGGTATTCCAAACTCTATCTTTTGTCATACTTCTTTTACCCTTATCCGTTGTAATTCTCGTTTTTTTGAAATAAACTCTATGGTTTTTTTAGCTTTAGCTGGAATAGTGGGATAACCGTCGGGTTTAGGTATTATACCCTTCTCAATCTCATTCCACACAGCCTGCCCATAAGTGTCTAATATAAATCTAATTGCATATAATTCTTTATCATCATAAATAAGTTTTCTAACTTCTTCAGAGTGCATGTACCAAGGAAGTATTTCTCCTTTAGTTTTTGTCTCTTCTAAATATGTTTCTGAAGTAATTATTTCATTTCTAACTACTTCAAATTTAGATCCTTTTATTTGTTTAGTAAAATCAAGTACTTGATAAAAATCTAA